GTAAGATAGCACGCGGTAACGCGCGGGATAAAATCTGGGCGCTGGAGGGGTATCTACTGCGGGAAAGACTCGCTAATGGTACCGCAGTTGCGGGTGTTTTTGCTTTGCGCTAAAATATCCGCAATACGAATAATTACGCTGGTGTTAGCGACATAGCACCTGCTGCTCTCCGCAGCACCTAACTGCGTTATTCCACGACACGGATAAGAGAAACGATTTCCCATTTCTTAAATCCGCGTCGTTACGCGGTAAGGTGAACCTCAAATGACTGTTACCAATTTTACCAAACTGTTGGATCATCAGAAAAAAGCCTGGTCGATGGAGACCTGGGCACAAGCCCGCAACATGTCCTATGTCAACCGCTTCGTTGGCAGTGGCTCCAACTCCATGATTCAGCGCATCACCGAGCTGAAGAAAACCGAGAAGGGCACCAAGGCGATCATCACGCTGACCGCCGATATGTTGACCGACGGTATTACCGGTGACAAAACGCTGGAAGGCAACGAAGAAGAACTGAAGGCCTACGACTTCGAGGTCACGATGGATCAGCTCCGTAACGCGAACCTGCTCGAAGGGCGCATGGCGGATCAGGCCAGTATCGTGAACTTCCGTAAGGAGTCGAAGGATAAATTGTCCTACTGGTTGGCTGATCGTATGGATCAGATGGCGTTCCTGTCGCTGTCATCCATCCCCTATGCGCAGACCTGCACAGGTGGCACGCGCCCTGTACTGGCTGCAGGCCAGAACCTGTCCGAACTGGCCTTCTCGCCTGACCAGTTGGGTGCAGCGTTCCAGGCACCGACTGCCGGTCGTGGCTTCCACCTGAAAAGCTCCGGCGTAACCGCCGGTACGGGGTACGATGCAACCGACGGTACGTTGGTACCCCTGAGCTACAAGGCGATCGTGCAGATTCAGGCGCTGGCCAAAGACCGTTACCTGAAAGGGTTGCGCGGGAAGGGCGGCGATGAAATCTACCACATGTTCGTGACCCCACAGGGGATGGCCGATCTGAAACTGGATGCGGACTTCATCGCTAACGTACGCCATGCAGGTGTGCGCGGGGACAAGAACAGCCTGTTCGCAGGTACTTCTACCTCGATCATGGTTGATGGTTTGATGATCCACGAATTCCGCCACGTATACAACAACCGCAACGGTGCCAACGGTACCCGTTTCGGGACTACCAGCGGTAACGACTTCGGTCAGCGCGTACTGGTATGTGGTGCGCAGGCGTTGGGTATGGCGGACATCGGCCCAGGTTACTGGAACGAAAAAACCTTCGACTACGATAACCAGTTGGGTATCTCCTACGGGAAAATCTTCGGCTATGCCAAGCCGCAGTTCAAAGGTAACCCATTCAACCCAGCGGCGAAAGAAGACTTCGGTGTAATCACCGTCGACACTGCAGTCTCCGCATTCGTCTAATCGGGTAGGGGCGAAAGCCCCTATCTCCTTTGTTGAGGGGTTCGAACTATGTACGTATCAGATGTTGATTTGCGCGTGATTGCCGCTGGGCAGGACGCGACGTTCCATGCGGGTGTGCCACGACCTTTGCGCCCAACTCTTGTCGAGGCAGCACTCAAAATGGGCGTGCGTCCTGTCGATCAGCCTGCCGATAAGACCGTAGCAGGCACCGGTGGGCAGTGCACGAAGGCGCAGATTATGGACGCCATAGTCGTACTCCTCAACAAAGGGGATAAGGCCGATTTCGATAAGACAGGCAAGCCCCGTGTGGCTGCCTTGGAAGCTATCCTTGGGGCGAACATCAGTTCACGTCAGCGTGACGAAGCGTGGGATGCGATAGAACATGACCGTTAAAATCAGCACGATCCTGCTTAATGTAGCCACGACGCTACAGGATGAACAGAGTCATATCCGTTGGCCGCTCCCGGAGTTAATGCGCTATGCCTCCGATGGGCTACTGGAGATTATCAAGCATCGACTCGATGCAAATACGGAGCAGGTGATCCTGCCGCTGGTTGCAGGCACCGCACAAACGGTCTCTGCGGCGGATGCGTACGCTGTAATCGATGTGATCAGCAATACGAATGCTGATGCGTCGGTGCGCGGGCGTTCTGTTCGACGCACACGTCGTGTCGAGTTGGACGCGAGCATGCCGGATTGGCACAGTGCAACGCCGACGCCGGTAGCCAAAAACTTCATCCTTGACCCTGTCAACAAGACGCGGTTCTGGGTTTACCCGCCTAACGATGGTACGGGCCACCTTGATGTTACGGTGACGATGCGTCCCCCAACCCTGACGATTGTTGGGGATGTAAACGACTTGACCAGTTATGACGTTGCCATGCCACTGGATGATGTGTACGCCCCGGCGTTGGGGTATTACATCTTGCACCGGGCATGGCGTAAAGACGCCGACTTCGCAAACAAGCCGGATATCGCCCAGAACTATTACAACCTGTTCGCCGCTACACTTGGGGTTAAGCCTGATGACGCAGATACTGGAACTCTTGCCCGAAGTACTTTTACGCATTCCTGAGATCGCCGAGCCGCTGGCTGAACGCTACGTCGCACGTGGCGTGCAGGAGTGGTATAAGGCGAGTGATACCTGGCGACCACGCCTTGACCCTGTCGTTACATACGACGGGGTTAATGACTTTACGCTTTCGCTTCCCGCCAACACGGTTGTGAACCGGGTGTTTTGGGTCAAGGCTAATGGTGCGCCCCTTCGCGCCTTAGCCACCGAAGACCTCGCGGAAGGCCGTTTGTCGGGGGCTTTCGTTCATCTCGACGGCACGGTCGAGCTAACGCCGGTAACCCCGCGCGGTGAGTTACAACTCGGGGTATCGGTCTATCCTACCTTGACTAATACCGAGGTGCCTGATGCGTTATTTACCGAACATTATGATGGCCTCTTGGACACGATCATGTACTTGCTGTACTCCATTCCCGGACAGCCGTGGACGAGTACCGAGGCGGTGTCGGCATACATGTCGCTGGTGAACTCGCACATCGCTAAGGCACGCAGAGATGCAGATGGACGGCGCTGGAATCGTGCGCTGACTGTGCAGTATGGAGGGCTATAGGTATGGGTTTCTTTAGTAAGCCGAAGTTCCCCGGCCCCACCGAGCAGGAGAAGATGCTCGGCCGTATCTCGGTCGAGCAGGGCAAATTGCACCGCAGCATGTACAACCCACTTATGGCCGAACTGCGCGAGCGAGCCAATACCCGCCACGACAGTGTGCTGCGGGGGCGCGGCAACGCAGATGTGATGCAGTCGCTAGGCACGGGTATCCACGCGGATGCCAACGCGTATGTCGACGCAGGTTCTACGGGGCTGGCCTCAGCACTTACGGGCGCGAGTAACGCCGATACGCACCGTCGCCTTGGGCAAATGAGTAATTCGGTCAGTCTTGGGTTGGGGGGTGCGGCTGCAGCGACGCAAGGGCTCGCGGCGGCGGGTAATAGCGCGACTCAAGTGGCGCTGTCGGATATGCAGCGGAAAATGGATAGATACGCACAGAATATTGACATGGCCAAGACGGTTGCGAGCCAGGCCGTATCGCTGGGTATGCAAGCGTCGGATACGTTTAAGATGCAAGGTAAAGACGTAGCAGCGGGCGGTGCGGGCGCGAAACGCGGGTTCTGGGAAACCTGGAGCGACCCGAACGGCGGTGCACACGGGCAGCAATCCCTGAACGCTCTCAAACAGTTACTTGGAAACTACGGGGGGCAGTGACAATGAGCTGGGATAAACAGTTAGCACAGCTTAGCGAGGACTACTGGAACGATTACCAGCGGGATGTGTTGCCCCTGCAGCAGCAGTTGATTCAGGAGTATCAGAGCTACAGCACCGTAGATCAGTCGGTTAAGGATGCGCTCAAGGCGCGTGCAATCCTTGGCCAGGCGGCGGATCGCAACACGCAGCGGGTTGGGGCGCACCAGACGCTGCAGGCGCGGGACAACACGATACGTAGCCGGGCACTCGGGGATGTGCTGTCGCAGGTGAATGCCAATAACAGCGCGCAGGTTGCCGACTTGGATACGAAGAACCAGATGCTGACCGGTATTATCGAACAAGGTAATGCGCTACGCAACAACGCAATCAGCGGGTTAGGCTCAGCCTCGCAGATGGAGGCGTCACGGATTCAGGCCTACAACCAGATGAAGTCACAATCGCGCGGTATCGGCATGGGCTTGGCGGGTGCCGCCGGGGGTATGCTCGCGGGACTTGTCTCTGGCGGCTATATGTAATAACGGGGGATATATGGGGTTCAGCGACGGTTTCGCCGGTGGTTTCGGCATGGTCGAAGATGTACGCAGACGCCGTGCGGCTGAAGATGCGCAGCGTCAGGAGATTCAACTGCGGGTATTGGGTGAGCAGTTGCGTGACAAGCAGCTCCAAGCCCAGCTTACGCAGCAAAAGACGATCGCGGACGACGATCGTACGCAGCGTGCGCGTGAGGCTGATCAGCAGCATGTCGATAGACTAATACAGCGAACACTGGCTTATCAGCAGCTCCAGGCGCAGATTCCGTTGTTTAAG